CTTGCCAGTTAGATTTTTTGCTAACGAGCTTAATTCAAAAAGGCAACGAACTATTCGATATTAGTGTTCTATACGAACATTCTAACGACTCTTTTAAAGCTGGCTATAGCAGACTGAAAGAAAAATACCCATCTTTAAATTGGGTAGAGGAAACTGATTTTCAAAAAGACACAACCGACCTTATAACAAAAGGAGGTGATCTAGTCTGTTTTTTCGTGGATGACAACATCCTGTACCGTAAAATAGAAGCTGACGAAGAAGTCATAACAAAACTTTTTGACAATAGGGACGTTTTTTGCTTGTCTTTGAGGCTCGGAGCCAATACTATTATTCAGAATGAATACGTAATGCAGGAGTGTGTTATTCCGCTAAGAGGAGAATTTGTCAACGAAACTTTTCTCGTATGGAATTGGATTGCCCAATGTGAGCATTGTAGAGCGCCCCTAACGGGCAACTATGCATATCCCTTCTCAGTTGACGGACACATTTTTAAGAAGAGTTTAGTGGAAAAACTATTATTAGGATTTGATGAAATGGATGAACGAGGGGTTAGGGTTGTCAATCACCCATTAGTGTTTGACACACCGAATGCTTTTGAGGGCAGGATATGGGATAAGGGATGGGAAGTAAGCGTTATGCCTAAAAAAATGTCTTCATTCCAAGAAAGCATGGTTGTTAACATTCCGCTAAATTTGGTAGGTTCTTCAGAGAATATGTCTGGTCAAAAATTTGGAGTTTCTTTGGAGGAACTCAATCAAAAATATTTAGCAGGATCTGATCCAGACTTGGACAATATGGATTTTTCAAACGTTCAAGGATGTCATCAAGAAATTCAACTTAAATTTAAGGAGGTTGCTAATGTTAGATCTAGTTAAGAACCATTGGCTTTGTGTGCTGCTCGGTGTTGCTCTAGGTTATTCGCTTCACTGGTGTCCACTACTCGGTCATAACCATGTATGCCCCCGCGCTGGAGTGCATTCATGTGATTGTGGCGATTGCGACTGCGGTGCCGATTGCGCCTGTATAGTTGGCGAAGCTTGTGGGTGTAAGGGCTGTATGGTTAAGTAACCACAGCACCGGTTGGTGTTTAAAATTTTTCCTACTTTAGAGGAGCACTAGTAATGATGAGTAAGATTCAAGGCCTTTTTGGCTCGCGTAGATTTTTGGTCGCCGTTGGTGGCGTGGTTTTTGTTATCTTTGATGGTTTAGGCATGGGCATATCCGTAGATCAAGTAAACCATTTGGTTCTGTTGGGTGGCGCTTGGATCGTTGGCGACAGTCTCCGATCCGCTTAATTTGCTTAGGCAAATAGACACAGAAGGAAGGATTAAATGGACGTATCCAAAGCTGTAAGTGCTCATTTTGAAGCTAAGAAGGCAGAAGCCCTTGTTAGATATCTCCTGTACACCAATAACATTATGGGTATTGGAGATCACTCTAACATCGTAGAGGAGGCCGTAAAAGCCATTGAAGATTATGAACACGCGGTAAGCTGCCTAGAAATTTTATCGAAAGTCTGACTAAATGAAGATATTAGCAGGTATAAAGAAACTATTTTCTCGTAAGAAAAAAGATAAACCAATAGCTTCTTTACAGTTTGAGGTTGATTCTGCTGGAGATATATGGATAGATTGCTCTTGGCAGGATCAACCTGCTGCTAACATTATCTTTGCCGACCTCATGTATAGAGTTATGGATGGCGAACTTTTTGGGGAAACCCTCACTTTCTTAAAAGATGAGTGTGAAAAGAACGAAAGGCAGGATCAATTTATAGAAGTATGGGCCTATCTCCATACCATGGAACAACCGCCAGAAGACACTGTTGCACAACCAGATGACAAAATGGTGGTTCCTCCTACGCAAGTAATGGATATATACAAAGGAAAAATTCTTCCCGGCGGTGACGATACTATAGTGTAAATAATCTCCTGATCTATCCACGATAAAAGGTAATAAAATGACCGCAAAAAGCAAAATCGCGTGGGAGAGATGGGATGAAGACCTTCTTCATGAAGAAATAATTGACAATCTAAGTATAGACATGGAGGACACCGATGAGGAGCTAGCAGACGAGGCTATGGAACTCATGTCTAAAATTCCTAAGTTAATCTCTACCCCTTTAGGCATTTTCCAACTCTATGATAAAATGAGTCCCATGAAGCAATTTGAGTGCTGGATGGGATATACCAACTTTAATATCACAGGACAGGTACAAAAGGATATAGAAAATGTAGAAGGGGTTGAGCTTCTTTCTATAATCAGTAGGTATAGATTTTTTATCGGGGTTGGTAAGTTATTTAACTTTAAAACGGTTAGGATTGATGTAGAAAACCTTCTCAACTGCAACGATAAAACCTCCGAGAAAGGAAGAAGCGAAAGTATCTCAGATGCTTATGAAGCACTAGCCGATGCGGTGTTTGAAACTGAAACAGACCAAATTAACCCCGATGACAGTATTACCACCGAAGAGACAGTTGAAATAATCAAAGAGATAATTTCACAAGACAAATACTGGGCTATATTCATAGATGGAAATGGAGAGATTGATTACACCAGCAGCAACCAAGAGAATGATATCACATATCTAGAGAAACTACTTTCGTATAAAAAGCTACGACGGAAAAACGGCGGTATTATACTGCACCCCGACAACGAAAACTAGCCCATCGGAGGACCAATGAAGACAACAAGGATAATAAAGGACGAGGAATTTGAAACAGCAAGAAAAGACACCAACAACATTAAAATAATGAACAAGGTCTGTTTCAAGTATTTCAAATTAATCCCTCAAGATGAACTCGACAGGTGTAAATTAATTTCTTTATGGGAAGCCATGAAAGCTTATGATCCTGAGAAGGGGCAAAAATTTACATCTTTCCTTTACAATAGGACAGATTGGGAATGCAAGAAGCAGCTATATGAAGTTAACAAAAGGAAAAGACAAAGATACTACAATGAAGCTCTTCACTTCGAAAATGATAAAAACGACGTAGAAGTTCTCGATTTAATACAAAAATTACACCCAAGATTAAGGCTGGTGATCTATCAGAGGTTTTTTGAGCGGTTAACAATGGAGGAGATGGCGGAAAGAAACAGTTACAGCAGAGAAACGGCGAGAAGATATATACTACAAGGACTGAAAAAGCTAAGAGAGATCTGTTGAAAATGGTGTATAATACTATTGGATCGGATATATACTTACTAGGAAAAACAGGAATAATACCTAAGTAATTTTGGAGGTCATTATGACTGTTAGTACACATACAAGAACGCTAGGCATTACAGGAGCAGAAGCTACTGGAACAGTAACAATTACTGCCTATCTTAACCTAAATACAGGAGACAAGGTTAATTTAATCGCTACTGATGGAACCAATTATGATTTTGTAAACGGGGACCAAAGCTCGGTAGCTGGCACTTGGGAATCCACCGTAAGCAACGATCAAACTGCTACAAATTTAATGAACGTCATTAACACAGGCAGTGGACCCGCTGGAACCAGATTTTCTGCATCAGTACTTGGAGCGGTTGTTACCATTACACAGAGTTCCAATAGCGAGGCTAGCCTCGAAGACGGAAACACAGCAATCACCCTCACGGATACTTTCGCTGCTGGCATGACCGCCGACAGCGCTTTTACTGGTGGAAGCTCATCGGCAGTAGTTAATGATCGCGGCGTAGTTATGCAAGGCGGAAACATTGCCGGTTCAAAATATACAAACAAGAGTATTTTGGATACCGTCAAGGGCGCAAACGAGTACGGTTCACAGCTTGGTCTAGTTACAGGTACGTCGCACAAGGTTGGCCTTGCTGTTGTTCGTAGTGTAGGAAGTCCCAAGTTTGCCTTCTTCCCGAAGAAGATAGATCGTACTGCTACTAACGCCACTTTCTTGGCTAGAGGTCTTCAGACGAAGATCGCTGGTGCTGCTTCAACAGAAGATATCATGGGAGTCCTCGGTCAGAACCAAGGCGCTCGCGGTACTAATCTTCATACTGATGATCACTACCAAAGAGGAAGCTGGTCTACGTTGGCATTCAACTTGTTCCGCAATCCTACCGCCGGGGATAACTCCGAAACTACCGGTCTCGTGCAAAGTGATGGAACTGCTAAGAGTGGTGCTACCAACTACGGTACTGCTGCTATCTTCCGTAACTTGGCTGACCAAGATAATGCTAGACCAGTCACGAATGTTCCAACGCGAGCCGTTCCGGGTGAGATAGTGTTCATGATTGACTTCGCCTCATGGCCGTTCTCAGCGGGTGAGCCTACTGGTGGTAACTACAAGGATTACTCAGCCATTACAGGCGGGTAATCTTTACTATATATAAGGAGGTTTATTATGACTGTTAGCACACACGTTGGAGCAGCTAAGGCTGCTGGTGGTGGTAAAGATAACGACGGCGGCACCATTCTCGCCGCTGGTAATGTCGGTAGTTCAAGATGGGCAAGCAAAAGCAGTTTGGAGATTGTCAAGGGTGCAGAAGATTACGGCTCAAAGCTTGGTATATCTACAGGTACAAGATACGTCGTCGGTCTTGCCGCTGCGCGTAGCTTGAATAGTCCCAAGTTTGGCTTTACTCCTAAGAGGGCAGATCGTTCTGCCACCAACTCTACCTTTATGATCAAAGGAGCTTCGACAAAGCTAGCTGACATTACTTCCTCGGAAGATATTCTGGGGCTTCTTGGAAGCGATCATAGTGTTCGAAGTGCTCATCTTCATACCGATGATCATTACCAGAGAGGCTCTTGGGCTACCTTGGCCTTTAACCTCTTTAAAAACCCGACTGCTGGTTCTACCAGTAACCACGGCCTTGTCCAGAGCGATCTTACGGATAAGAGCGGCGCTACCAATTATGGTACTGCTGCCATCTTCCGCAATATTGCCGATCAGGACAATGCCAGACTGGTTACAAACGTTCCCTCAAGAGCGGTTCCGGGTGAATTGGTATTCTTGGTTGATTTCGTTACTCGCACAACGAGTGGTGGAAACTTCCAAGATTATAGCGCTATTACAGGCGGTTAATCGTTAATGCAGTCGCATGAAGGGGGCTGCAAAAGCAGTCCCCTTCCTTTTTTTCTTTGAAGAAAGAGGTAGCAATGGAGTCAGACATCCTTTCGATTCCTGTTTTAGCTGCAATCGTTGCCATAGTTATAGGATTAGGGAAAGTTATTGAGGTTCTCATTTTAAAAGCAGTTCCGCAAAAATCCGTTTTAATGGACGACGAGAGAGATTGGATGCAACATACTTACAAGGTGGTTTCTAGACAAGACTCTGATGGTACTCCACTGGTTTACGTTCCTAGGAGTTGGGCAGAAACCCAAAAAGATATGCAACAGATCATGACGCAAATTGTAAATGACCAACGAAGAATCGCTGACATACTAGACAGAATAGACAAGAAGCTAGAAGATAAATAATATGATATACGTTCCCTATTCCGATGCCGTTAAACAACGCTTGATTCATGAAGCGGATGTCTTGCTTTTTAGAGGCGACGGTATAAGCAGTTGGCTTATCAAAAGGTATGGGGGCGGCGTACATAGTCACGCCGGGATGGCTCATTGGGACGGTAAGAATTTAGAGTGTGTCGAATTCAGAGAGTTCAAAGGCGGAAGGGCTGTTTCCCTGAAGTCTCAAGTTGAGACACATCCAGACAATATAGATGTTTTTAGACCCGCTAAGCTTGTACAGCATAGTAAGTTTGACACTTGGTCTGAAAACGAACATAGGACATCTGGTTATAGACAAGATGACGATCATAGGATAATTGATCCAAATAAAATTACTGACGCTATGTTAGAACTAACCGGCCTGCCGTATGGGTGGAAAAATATTTGGAAACTAGCGAAACATTATCTGCCTTTTTGCAGGCTAGCTCCACAAAACATGAAGGACGATGATCCTATGAATGTTTTCGTGTGCAGTACCGCTGTTGCTTTCGCTTACAGAAAAGGCTATATAGATCCTGTACCATACCTAGCAGATTCGGCTGTTATGCCCGCTGACTTAGCTAGATCAGCACTCTTTAAATATCAATTCACCATCAGTAAGGACTGGTAAAGGTCATGAAAAAACTAATTCAAGCTATGATAGTTTTGGCACTAATGACGCTCTTCCCAGCTTTAGGGTTTGCCCAACCGCTTACGATGGACGAGGCTTTGGAAGGAGTATGTAGGGTTAGTACATCTGGAGCGAGAGGCTCTGGTACGGTATTTTCAGAAGATGAAGAAAAATACTACATACTAACTAACGGTCATGTAATCGAAAGAGCCAGAAGAGGTCACCTAGAGTTCTTTCAAGATGGCTACAAGTCTGCTATGATTCCCTTTAGAACAGAATATTCTGAATATAAAGAGGGTACTGCGTTAGACTTAGCTGTTGTGTCCGTAGAAAAGAAATATTTTGGACGATTCCCTCCTAGGGTAATTCCTCTAGCTCCGAAGGGAACAGAGATAAAGGCTAATGATCTAGTGATGGCTGGAGGATGCCCCTCTGCTCAATGGGCTACCTCTTGGAAAGGTAGGGTTCTTAGGAACGCAGGGGCTGTTATCAGTTTCAATGCTGCCCCTATTGGCGGTCAGTCTGGAAGTGGCGTTCTGGTTCTTATCAAGGATGACAAAGGAGAGCTTCATACTCGTCTCGGCATTCTTCTCGCTTGGAGAATAGGAGATGGTGCATGGACAGACGATGGGCCAAATGACTACGGCGCTGGCCTATCCTTAAGACAGATCTATGAGATAATGGAAGGCAATGGCCAAGGCCATCCTATCGAAGCTTCTTATAGCATTGTTGTCGATAAAGAGACCAAGCCCAACAAGCCAGAGCGTCTTACTAAGATCTGTCCACATTGCGATCATAAAATTGAAGACCATATCGTCATCCCCTACAAGGGAGGCCTTAGAAAGACTGTCAATGGTGAGTTTATGTTTTGCCCTGAGATTAAACTTCCAGATGGTAGTATCACTGATACTGCTCAATACTACGGAGGCATAAGGGTTGGCGAACTATACGAAGGCAGCGGATTGTTTCCTTGGTGTCCATTTGGTAGCCCTTCTCCTCCCAATCGACCACCTCAATTGCCTCCCTCCAATCCAAATCCGCCAAACGATGGAGGAAACGGTGGCGGATGGAACGGTTGGCCCGGTAGACCAAATCCCGATGGACCCGTTGATCCTCCTATAGGCGATTTTGAAAAGGAGCGTCAGGAATATCTTAATAAGATTACAGAACTACAGGAAAAATTTACCAATCTTGAAAAGATATCCGATAGCGTTCAAGCTGAACTACAAACAAAACTAAATAGTCTGGAATCTCTGTCCGAAAGTCTTAAAGCGGAGCTTGGTGGAACAAACAGTAATCTTTTAGAAGCTCAAAATGCAGTCAACGGCCTGAGAGATCTCTTGGGGGCTGTTGAGGGACAAAAAGATTCACTAAAGACTAAAATAGACGACCTCATGGGGGTTATCGGCACAAAGGATGGTCATATATCACAACTGGAGACTAACGGTAGTCATTACATGGATGGCGCTACCGGTGGTAACGGAAACACTGTAGAAAACGTCAGCTTTACACTTGGGGGGATGAGCTTGGGAATGCTGGCCTTAAAATACGGAGTTCCGTTCTTGCTGGGACGAAGAAGAAAAAGAAAAAATGGAAAAAATATTGACAAAGGTGATGAAGAGGAGTATGATAATGACACAAGACCACCCACGCCACCTCCCGTCGAAAAAGAAGGTTGTGACGGCGATGGTTCTTGCACACATGTTCATGAACACGTTCACAAACATCGTCACGAAAACGAGTATGTCATGCCCTTAGACGGTCTGCCAGAGCATGTTGCCACAGAGAATGTTGAAGACAGGACTGGCAAGCACGGACTGAATCCGCAGTTTATCCCTTACGGATTTCCTGCAAGCGAACCTTATCATCAACAACCAATTGCTATGCAAGGATTGCCACCGCAATTTTTGAATGTACCGTTCAGCACGCGAAAACAAGCTACTGCTGAACAGATCATGACGGTGTTCGGAGAACTAGTCAACGAATATCAAAACGATCAAACAATGACGATGAGTCAGGTTGATACATTGGTACGTCATAGACTTAAGCAGAAATTTAACTTAGAGTAACCGGAGGCAAAAATGTCAGATCATGCAAATGAAAGCTTAGTTATCCCAACCCACGACGCAATACTTCCTTATATGTTTGAGGGGGTGAAGTGGGCTATTCCTAATGTTGGCGACAACAAGGAAACTCATAATATGGCAATTGCCCGCCTGTTTGAAAAGGTTGGCGAGCACCTACAAGCATTTTCAGTACGTACTGATTGCTTTGTTCCCGGTCCTCCAACACTGGCGGCTGTCAAGCAGCATCACAACATGTTTGTTCGTTTGTGCAACCTGATTGATACAAATACGAAGCCAGACAACATGGAAAGACTTGAAGCTCATCATATCACACATGAGAGACGGGCATTCAAGATTTATCCGATTCGCTACTTTGATGTCAAGAATGACTACTGCCGTCGATGGATTGAACTTGGTCTTCAGGGCTTGAGTGATATGGCTCAGCTTTCTGAGAATACTTGGGCCAATGACTGGAGTGTTCAGACTGGCAAAGAGATGAAAAAGCTTTTCCGTGAAGCTTATCGTCTCATGGTTGTTGAGTTGTTCAGGATTCCGGTTATAGAAGCTCACGGTGTATTCGATGATGAAGATCCGTACTTCTTAGCCCCAGAACTATTCGCCAACTATGATGTTAGTCATATTCCAACCATCGAATGGATCAAGCATCCTGCCCTTGGTAGTGAATTCACAGAGGATGAGCTTCGCTCAATCTCAACTCCTAATATTCCAGTAGCACCCGGCGTTGCGGAGAACGAAGGCAATACGCCCCAGCGTGAGCTAGAGCGTAGAATGCAGGGCGGCGGTGAGACTGTTTAAAGCGATAGACATGCCAGTTAGGGGATTCTGGACAAAACCCCTTTTTTCTATTACATGACACTGAGGAAGGAATCGATGAAAAAATCAATCTTGAGTTCTGTTCTACTGCTCCTGCTATTCTCCTCGCCCACCAATGGTGAAGACCGCGAGGACTCAGAGTTGGTCTCTAAAAGACTGTATCAACATCTACAGGATGTTTCTGTTACAGTAAAATCCGGCTCTGGAGAAGGTTCTGGCGTCATTGTTACGCGAACCATCCCCGTTGCTCAAGCTAAGGGAAAACCTCTTGCGGTAAAGGTAAACTTTGTATGGACCGCTGCACATGTTGTAGACGGTCTTCGTTCCGTTAGGACTATAATTAAAGACGGGCAATCAACCAAGGTTGTAGAATTTAAGGACGCTCAGGTCGTCCAAGAATTGGTCGAGGATGGCCGTCGTGTTGGCGAGATGAAGATGGAAGCCAAGGTTATTAAATATAGCGACTCCGAAAACGGGGAAGATTTAGCTCTCCTAATGATTAGAAAGAAGGGTTATATCGACAAGTCGGTCACGTTCTATCAGGGTGAAGGCAGGCCTGTCGCTATTGGTACAGAGCTATACCATGTTGGCTCATTACTAGGCCAAACTGGCTCGAATTCTATGACGAGAGGAATTTGTTCTCAGGTCGGAAGAGTTCTTGACTTAGGGTCAGGTGATGGTGTAGTATTTGATCAGACGACTGTTACAGCTTTCCCCGGTTCGAGTGGCGGGGGAGTTTTTCTCAGCGAGAGGTCTGGCGACAACGCTGGGCAATACATGGGAATGCTTGTGCGTGGGGCGGGAGAAACTTTTAACCTTATCGTTCCAGTTCGTAGAATGCGAGACTATGCCAAAAGAGAAGGTATCCTATGGGCTATCGACTCGAACCATCCTGTTCCCACCCTGAAAGAGATCACGAATATATCAATCGAAGGCGGAACATCAAAGAGTAAGGCCGGAAAGAGTGTCTTGACTAAAGACAGCATCAAGTTTCCCACGTTCCTTAAATAAAGGATAGCAATGTTTAGGAAGATTTCTGATTGGTATATGGAACAAAAAATTAGTCACCTACTGCTCGTCGCCTATCTCGCGGCGGCAACTTCGGCCACCCTTATTATACCGGGGCGAGAGGGATTGATTCTTTGGGCTTGGGGTACTGCAACAACTCTAATAGTAGGCCCGTGGATGTGGTCACTTAATCATGTCACAAAGAAACACACAGGAAATAACCTTTGGGGTAACGATGGATAAAAAAAATCTTCAAGTGGTAGTTTTTGTTGCTAGCTGGTGTCCTCATTGTACAGGAATGAGGCAAGAAGTATGGACCGACGAGAAGGTTCTTGATTCAGTCAAGCCCTTCTTTGATGGCACACCAGCTATTATTCAGGTTGACAAACCGGGCAATGAATATTTGTCTCAACAGTTCGATATTGAATCATACCCCACCGTAGTTATCATGGACGAAAGTCGCAATATATATAAGCGAAAAGGGAACATGACTGCCGAAGAAACAATAGCGTTTTTGGAAGAGATTAATGCCGATCAATAAAGACGACAGCGTATTAATCACCGGAGGAAAGGGCTTCTTAGGGAAGTGGCTTTATAACAGGTTGAACAATGCTGGCTACACAAGGCTGACTGCCGTAGGAGGCACCAAGGACGGTGTAGATCTAGGCGAAGAGGCATACGTCGGGTGGTTGTTTGATATGTATCGTCCCGATGTAGTAATCCATCTCGCTGCTAGGGTAGGTGGAATCGGAGCCAATATGAAATATCCCGCAGGTTTTCTGTATGAAAATCTCAATATGGGTATAAAGATGATTGAAGAAGCCCGTCAATATGAATGCAAGAAATTTATAATGATGGGAACGGTGTGTTCGTATCCTAAGTATTGTCCTGTCCCCTTCAAAGAGGAAGACATATGGAACGGATATCCAGAAGAAACCAACGCTCCCTATGGGATAGCAAAAAAAACATTAATGGAAATGCTACAGGCGTACCATAGGCAGTTTGGAATGAATACTATTAGCCTTGTCCCTACTAACATGTATGGCCCCGGAGACAATTTTGACCCTAGAGCTAGCCATGTTATACCGGCAATAATGTCTCGCATAGCTCACGCAAAAGAAAATAACGATCCTGAGCTAGAAGTCTGGGGTTCTGGCGAGGCTAGTAGAGAATTTCTTTTTGTAGGAGACTGCGTCGAAGCCATTCAGCTTGCCATGGAAAATCATGATGACGATCCTTCCCCTACTAATATAGGGACAGGAAGCGAGACCAAGATTAAAGATTTAATTGGGTTGCTATGCGAGATAATGGAATACGAAGGCGAGATTGTATGGAATGATCAAAAGCCTGATGGTCAACCTCGCAGGTGTCTGGACGTTACTAAAGCAAAAGAAAAATTTGGATTTTCTTCGTCTACTTCCCTAAGAAAAGGTCTGGAGATAACATTCGATTGGTACAATGGCCACATGTCTCCATACAAAAAGCCCCTGAATGAACTACCGCCGACAGAAAGATTTTAATGATCACCACCATTATTCTTTCTGAAGACAACGCCGTGAGACTTCATCTTCTTCTAGAAAGTCTTCATCTAAACGGCGGTAATTTATTTGACATAACCGTTTTATACAGGGCTTCTTCCAACGATTTTTTTAAAGGGTACGAGAAAGCGGCAATCCATTTTAACGGTAAAAATCGGTACAGCCACACTTTTCCAGTTAGGTGGGTAGAAATGGAGCATTCGTCTGTAGCCAAGAACATGCTTTCATTCCTTCCCTCCGCTAGAGACTTGGTGTGTATTTTTAACGATGAAAACATCTTGTTCAAAAACCCCCCATCGTTCACCGCGATAAAAACCTTGTTCGACGAACATAATCCTCTCGCGTTGTCCTTGCGATTAGGTAACAATACGGTTATACAAAACCCTTATGATACGGGTGAATATTTTTCTGAAATCCCTCCAGATGGAGAATTTGTTCTGGACCAATTTTTAGTATGGGACGCTGCTTCTGTTGCCCCATACACAAACTTTGGGATACCCTTTTCTATAAACGGGCATATTTATAAAAACGGATCTTTAGTGAAAATTTTAGATCAATCATCTTCTTCAATGATAGATGATTTAGAATCAGAAATTCAACCCAATTTCTATAATAATCTGCATGATGGATTACCTAGCACGCTATCCTGTCTCGAATACAGTATCGCAATTCACAATTCGTCTCAAAAAATTGCAGATACCGATCAGCAACCTTTAGGGCTAGGGCTGGAAGACCTAAATAAAAGATACCTCCAGTCTCAAACCATAGATTTGGACTACATTACTTTTGATCATATTTCTATGCCGTTTGAACATTTTGTTTTGAGGTTTCATTAAACATGCAGATTATATGCACAACGGTTATCAGAGCAGCTTCTCAGGGCGATGTTCATGGAGGCCTATACGTTATAGATATGGACTCCGAAGAAGTTCTACACCATTCTCCTTACTCAAAAGATTTTGTAAACGATAACGAAAGAGGAGGCGAAAGAGGCTTAAGAGGCATAGCAGTTTTGGATGACCGAATCATCGTGGCGGATTCTTCTGGCTTGATGGAGTTAGATAAAGATAATTTTAAAATTACCAACAGGATTCAAGACGACAATATATTTAAATCGATACACGAGATCTGCTTTTTCGACAAAAATTTGTGGATAACTTCTACAGCATACGATAAAATTGTTGCGATGGACCTTAATTTTAAACTGCAAGGCATCTGGGAAGTAACAGGAGAGAACGGCGAAGATCGTAAGGTTTTAACCGGCTTAAAGCCCAGCAACCCTAGGCCTCCTAAAACCGAAGACAAATATCATATTAATTCCATTTCCAGTACCAATGGTAGAGTGGTTTTTTCTGGATTGATCACTCACCTATATTCTACCGCAACCATGGATGTTGTTGCCCCCATGCCGGTTGTAAACAACGAGAGAAGTTTCCAGCACAACTTTTATGAGTACGAAGATTTATGCCTTATCAATCTTACAACCTTTGGGTATTTAGGAATTATCAAAAAAGATTCTCCAAAGATTAATTACGTCGCAATACCTAAATCCAAAAAAGTAAAGTATTCTTCTGATCAGATAGCCACTAATAATTGGAACCGTGGACTAGCTCGTAAAGACAACTATATTCTAATAGGTACTTCGCCAGCCAGAATCCTTCTTTATAATATGAGCACTAATCAAATAGAAAAAGAGATACAGCTTGAAGAAGACGTAAGACACTGCATTCACGGACTAGAAATACTGGAGTAAAGATGAAAATCGACGAAGAAAAAGTGGAGGAGAGTAAGGCCGAGTTATTGAAAATCGGTAGTAAAACTACATCGTTAGTTTTGCCGGAAGGTTTCGACGGTCTTGAAAAGAAAAATGGGTTTCGCAAAATGATTGCATATGCGATTCATTCAAAATATACTTGGGTTCATTCAGATTTTAGGTTAAAGCATGGGAAAAACAGTAAGAAAAAAAAGTAAGAGAGACAAGAAAAAGCTAAAGAAAGAACGTCGTTTAAGGAAAGATAAGCGTGAAAATGCGTATAACATGGGATGACTACTTTATGGGCTTGGCTTATTACGCCTCCATAAGAAGCCATGACGAACAAACCAAGGTCGGGTGCGTAATCGTCAGTGACAAAAGAGTCATCAGCATGGGTTATAACGGCTTCTGTAAGGGGGTTGATGACAGCAAACTTCCTACTGTAAGACCCAATAAATATCCGTTTATGGTTCACGCAGAAGAAAACGCCGTCAGCAACATGCTGATTAGCCCCCCTTCTCTGAAGCAAGTATACGTCACACATATGCCTTGCAACAGATGCGCCAAGCTTCTGTGGCAAAATGATATACGTGACTGGCACATCCCCGTTGGCTGTAAAGCTCATGGATATTCAAAAGAAGACGCGATTGTTTATCAACACCTAATTGACAATGGGCTTCAAATATCTTACATCAACCCAGACCTGTCTTACTTGAACAGGCTTGCGGAGGAGCAAAAACCTTTGAGTAGTTAGGCGCACTTTAGTGTATAATACTTCATGACGGCGTGAGTTATTCACAGCGGTCCATCCCCTTTAGGTGAAGAAAAGAGAGTCAACAAAGATGAAGCAACCACCGGTAGGGATTACTACTAAAGGGTCTGTCGTTAATGTGGTTGACGGTGACACGGTAGACATAGAAGTAACAAGAACTATCAGAGTTAGACTTAAAGATTGCTGGTGTCCTGAAACTAGAACCAGAGATCTAGAAGAGAAGAAAAAGGGTCTTGCCGCTAAAGATCATTTGATGGGGCTTTTAGAAGATAGCAACGACGTGGTTTTATTTATCCCGGCAGATTCAGAAGGTGACATAAAAGATGTGTTCACCTTCAGTCGAGTGCTGGGGTATATTTTTATAGACTCCGAAAATGTCTCGTCCAGAATGGTCGCAGATGGACACGCAATCGTAAAAAAAGAAAAGAAGTAGGATAGAAAATGTCATTGATCGAATTGCAAAATTATACGTTTGTTAGCAAGTATGCGAGATGGATTCCAGAAAAAAAGAGAAGAGAGACATGGAAAGAATCCGTTGAAAGAGTCAAGGAGATGATGCTGGATAAGTATGTTGATCTTGACCCATCTGGCCAAATTGTGGAATTTGAAAAACAATTACAAATTCAAGAGGATATTGAGTGGGCCTACGGCATGATGCATAAGAAGAGAGTCTTAGGCTCTCAGAGAGCCTTGCAATTTGGTGGCGACCCCATTCTAAAACATAGCGCTAGAATCTATAACTGTATCGCTTCTTATTGCGACAGGTTGAGATTTTTTCAAGAAAGCATGTATCTTTTGCTCTGTGGGTGTGGGGTAGGGTTCTCAGTTCAGGCTCACCATATTGATAAATTACCCAAGCTTGTGATTAAAAAAGAAGGCGCAAAAAAATTCACGATACCAGACACCATTGAAGGCTGGTCCGAATCTATTGGCGTGTTGGTCAGTAGCTACTTTGAAGACAATGTTTTATTTCCTGAATACGAAGGCAAGAATGTAAACTTTGACTTTTCTAACATTAGACCGGTAGGTGCTTACCTCAGTTCCAGTTCAGGCAAGGCTCCCGGCCCAGAACCTCTCAAAAAGGCGTTAGCCAGTATAAAGAAAGTTTTAGATAAGGCTCTCAAGAATTCTGAATTCTCTGTTCGAAAGTTGAACCCTATAGATGCTTATGATGTTGTTATGCATAGCGCTGATGCTGTTATTTCTGGCGGTGTACGTAGGAGTGCTACCATCTGTCTCTTTTCGCCAGATGATGAAGAGATGGCACTCGCAAAAACTGGTAATTGGTTTCACGATAATCCTCAACGTGGTCGTTCTAATAATTCTGCTCTCCTACTTCGTGATAAGACCACTCCTGAACAATTTGCATCATTAATGCAATCGGTTAAGGAGTTCGGTGAGCCGGGGTTTGTTTGGTCAGACTCGACTGAACTTATTGTCAACCCCTGTGTAGAAATTGGCCTTTACCCTGTTGATGAAGTAACAGGTAAGACAGGCTGGCAAGCGTGCAATCTTAGCACGATTAATTGCGCTAAAGTTGCCACCAAGGAAGAATTCTTTGAGTCCTGTCGTGCTGCTGCTATTATTGGCACACTGCAAGCCGGGTTCACCAACATACCTTATCTGGGGGAAGTTAGCGAAAGGATTTTTCGTAGAGAGGCTCTACTGGGTGTGTCTATGACCGGGATTATGGAACAACACAAGATATGCTTAGATCCAGCAATACAAAAAGAGGGCGCTAGAATTGTAAAAAAGACTAACAAGAAAATGGCCGCAAGGATCGGAATTAATACTGCGGCTAGAACTACCTGTGTCAAACCTGAAGGCACCGCCAGTTGCATTCTTGGTACTAGCAGCGGCATACATCCCCATCATGCTAAACGTTATATACGACGTGTACAAGCTAACAAGATGGAAAATATTTATCAGCACTTCAGAAAAACAAATAAAAGAGCTTGTGAAGAATCAGTTTGGTCAAGCAGTGACACAGACGACGTAATCTCTTTCTGTATAGAAATACCAGATGGGTCGAAGCTGAAGAATAAAATTGGAGCCATAGGCCTTCTAGGCTACGTTAAAAGCACTCAGAAAAATTGGGTAATGAGTGGCAAAAATGAAGGGCTTTGCGTACAACCCTTCCTACAACATAATGTTTCCAATACTATAAACGTGAAGCCAGAGGAATGGGAAGAGGTAGAAAAGTTTATCTACAAAAACCGTAAGTTCTTCTGTGGAGTCTCTCTGCTTCCGGTAAGCGGCGATAAAGATTATCCCCAAGCCCCCTT